TGGATGGAATGGACCGCGCGTAATTGGAGTAATAAACTCGAAAAATTCGATGGTTTCCATCTTATGGACCAACCACGGGTAATGTCGGCAAACGTCGGAACCTTCATTTTACTTCTATAGATGCACACCGTCAATATATATAATTTAATTTTATAATTACGTTGTCACCATCTAACACATCTATTTATACTTAAAGAAATAACGTTTATAGTATATAATGACAAATACAAAAGAACAAAATCGAATTAATCATAATAGACAACAAAAAGAATATATTATGAGAAAATTATTAAAAAGAGGAAATGAAAATGAATTAATTGAATATATTAATAATAGAATTTCATCATATAAAGTCGGTAAAAAAATTAATTTAAATAGACAAATATATTTGAATAATGAATTTAATAATATATTATTTGAAATTAGCTTATATTTATAAATATAATAATTAATAAACTATTATATTTAATTTATAAAAAATGGTTTCAAAAATTAGTTTCTGTAAAAATTAATACAAAATAGATTATTATGAAAATTATTTCCTTCTTTTAATTCTTTATACATAATATTATTTTTTTGTAATATATTTATAATATCAATATATAAATTTGAAGTTTTAGATTTAAAATATAATTTTACATTATATGTTGTATCATCATATTCTTCAATATGTGCGCTACAATATGTTTTACCATTTCTATTATCTAGTAATTTTGTTATTTTATCAATAATATAATTTGATTCAAATTCATTTTCATCATCAAAAAAAGCCATATATATTATTATACATTTTATTTTTTTAAATGTTTTAATTTACGAATTAAACTAAAAAATTCTTTGTCAAGTTCTGTATATTGATTTGGATATATTATATTTAAATTGTATTGGTCTATAACATCTTTAAATTTTCCATATGTTTTAAAACCGAATTGTTTGTGGTTAGTAAGTAAATCAACATGAATTGTATTATCAATACAGTATTTATTTAAATATTGTTCTATTAGTTGTTTTTGTTTTACGCTCATTATATATTAAACTAGATATTTCTTTAAACCTTTTTCTTAAACGCAGTATTTAAAAATTGTATATTATCAGAAATATTTGTTGACCAACCCCACAATAAATAAGCAGAAAAAAGAGAAGGAGAAGGGATGAGATTTTTAATTAAATTACTTTCAGCACCATTCGCCATGTGTCGTTTTAAATAGTTTGTTCTTAATAGTGCATTTCTATGGTCTATGTATGTTGACCCTCCGTGTAATCCGAAATCATAATGTTTTCCATCATCCATCCAAACTCTATATCTTTTATTTTTAACCGGTGATTTTTCGATTTTTGTTATTTGCATTAATTTACTTTAGATTTTTTTTCTCTAAATATATAATGCCATATCATTTAAAGAAGATAAAAAACAAATGGTTCGTTTTTGATAACGCAAATATTCAAATTCCTTCACATGGTTTTCCAACTAAAGAAAAAGCACACAAACAAATGTTAGCCGTTATATTATCACAATCAAAAAGACTTAATAAACCATTAAATTGGTTTTTTGGATAATAAAATTGATTTAAAAAATAAAATGTATAGTATTATATATGCAATTGGAAAAAGACTTAAAATTTGGATTGTCCGAAGAAAAAAAAGTTATAATCAAACTCGAAAATTACTTTAATATAAAACTAAAACAAAATACTCTATATAGTACAATAGACTTTGAAAATGAAAATTATCTATTTGAACTTAAATCAAGAAGAATAAATCATAATCAATACTATACAGCATTTATAAGTAAAAATAAAATTGATTATTTCGAAAAATCCAAAAAACAATGTTATGTAGTATGGAATTATCTTGACGGAATATTTTATCTAAAATACGAAAAAGAATTATTTAAAAAATTCAAGATTACAGAAGATACGATAAAAAAAGATAATATAGAAAAAACCACATTAAATTACAAAATTCCTTACAAGTATTTAATTAAAATGGTTTAAAAATAATTTCTATTATAATAATAATGAATAATAAAAGTTATTTTAAGCAATACTACGAAGCAAACCGAGAGAAAATTATATTTCGCGTAAAGACAAATTATAGAAACAATAAATTTAAAATAAAGAGTCCAGTTATACAAGAACAAGAAATAAAAGAAATTAAACCAACTCCAGAAAAAATAATAGTAACATTTAAATAATAGCTAATAAATATAACCAAAACATTAATTTTTTATTAATACCAATTAGTGTTATAATCTCATAAATTACCATGTCTTGGACTAAATTGATTTTTTTATAAATTCCAATTTTTTTTAATATATAGTCTTGTATTTTTCCTTTTATCCAGTCTATAAACTGGTTATAAATTCACAGTACTTTTCTTTCAAACCAATCGGAAATATTACCACAAATTATTTTGATTAATGACATTTTCTTAATGCGTTTATTATCGAAAAGGAATTGTACATTTTTACCAATTAAGTCTTTATTAATTGAATTTCCAAAACACTTCTCGTATACATCAAGAACAATTTCTTTTTTATCGAGTTTTTCTTTATCCTTCTTATTAACAACTAAATGTTCAACAAGTTGACAAACAAACAAAAGTACTTCTAAATCATCTTTAAAATTTCTATAATCGCTAATATCTTGAACGCGTTTAATAATTTTATTAATGATATCATTACGTTTTACGGTTCTATCCAAAGAATTTTTTGGCATAACATATGGACAAGCGGACATTGTATAAAATAAGATGAGATTTTATTTTATATAATTTTTAAATCTTTCATTAAATCAATAATAATTTCGTATAATTGTGTTTTTAATTCTTTATTATCTGTTTCAATATAATCAACTATTAGACGTCTTAATTTTTGTTCTTTATAGATTTTTTCTATTATTTCTTCCATTAAATAGAATTAGATATTTTTTTAAGCAATACGCGTGCATCTTAAATAATGCTGGACAGATGAAAAACCCGGAGAGCCACCATTACCACCACACATAATAACAAAATAATAAGCGGTACCAGAATTAGTAACAGATAAAGCCGTTGTAAATGTTAGTTCTTGGTAAGATGTGTTTTGTTGTGTAGAATAACACGCGCGCGAATTGTCCATAGTTGCAGAAGTAGCACTTAAACTAACACCACGATTATTTGATTGTTGAGCCCATCCAGAATACAATTCGCAAAGCCAAACACCAACTGGTAAAGTGAAGTAATCTAAACCAGTTGAAGTAAAAGTAATATTTTTAGAACCATTGACAACTGGTGTTGTGGTTGATATTGAGTAATACTGAAAACCAAGACGTCCAGCCGATAAACTAGATGGATTATAATTTAATTCAATCGGATTATTACATTGAGTTTCTCCAACTACTTCTAAATAAGATGAACAACGAGCCGGACCAATAGTAACTTTAGATGTTGCATTATCTAAAACAATCATACTTGTTCCGTTTAGTTGTAATGCCATAGAAAATCCAGATTTAGCATTAATAGTATTTGCGGAAATATCAATAAATCCAGTTGACATCTTCGGAATATCACAAAATGTAGTTGATGGATTCATTAATATATAATCAGTAGCACCAAGACCAAGCGCAAAAGACTTTCCAGCCACAGTTTGTGACAATCTAAGTTTATTTAGCGCGTTTACATAATGCATTTGTAATTGACCAATAATAGAAGGACTAGCACCGAATTTAAAATACATACTATCAGTATGTGAAGCAACACCAATGTTAATGTCGGCTGGTAATGCTTGTTGAATAGTAAATGTACCATCAAAAAAACAATTAGCGTTAAAATCTGCACCGTTTAAAAAATAACATTTATCATTATTAGTAACAGTAAAATTATTCATAACATTATCATCAAAAATTGTATAGCCATAAACATTAAGTAAACTATTAATATTTGTCGTACTCCAACTATTACCGCTTCCAATTTCAATTGTATTTGTTGTAGTGGTAAAATCTTTATTTAATCTTAAGTCTGCGCCTCTTAATGTAACTAATTGTGTTGAACTATTTACTGAGCCAATATTAACCGGAGCATTAGAAGTAGTCAAAGTATTGATATTAGTTGCTCCAGTTCTTGTGCCACTTGTACCGATATTAATTACACCAGAAGTAAGATTAGTACCAAGGGACATAGTCCCAGTAGTTGAACCAGCCGAACCAATAGAATAATTGCCAGCCGTGGCACTTGAATTAATAATAATATTACCCCCAGAATTTAGAGTAAGAATTGGTCCAGCATTAATAGTAGTATTAGCAATAGACCCTCCAATTGTAATAGCACCGGTGCTACTTCTAGTATTAGTACCAATCTTAATTTGTCCAGATGTTTGATTATTTCCAATTTCAATATTAGATGATGTGGCAGATGAATTTATTTTATCTGTAATTAAATTACCAGTAATATATGTATTAGCATTTGAGAAAGTTTTTTCTCCGGTGATTGTTTGTGTTGTATTAGTTGTAACAAAACCACTAGTACTTCCACTAATTGCCGAATCAACATAAGTTTTATTTGTATATTCATTTCCACTAGTTGGAGCAAATGAACAAGTTATATTATTTGAAGTTAAATTATATTGGCCAACCATATCACAATTAGTAGAAGAAAAATCAATAATACCACGTCCAGATGGTGGAACATATAAATAAACAGCTGAACCGCCAGAAATACCAGAAAATAAACGCAATTGACCGGCGAACAAATCAATATATTTTCCGCTTATATTTGGAATATATTGTAATGCATTAAAAGTTTTAGTTGCTGTAATTGTTTGTGGTGTATTTAATGTAACATAATTTGTTCCAATTGTTGTTATTGCATCTTGAACAAAAGCGGTTGAAGCTATTGTATTGTTATTTGTTCCAGTTGCTTTTGTTGGAACTGATGAGTCAATATTAACTGTTAAATAATCAGTAATAATTGTATCTGAATTAACATTGGATGAATCAATATTATTTAAACCATCTAAAGTTGGAGAAAAATTATAATTTGACATTTTATTATATTAAAATAATATTATAAAATATTTATTGTTTTCAATTTTTAAGCTTCAACAAAAGAAATTTATTAAAAATAAATTAGTTTTGTATCAGTTTAAAACAAAGTTTTAAGCTTCAACAAAAGTTAAAGTACAAATATACTTAGAATTATCCGGAGTTGTTGGATTAAATATTTGTTCGGCTGTTGTGTTATTTTGCCAAACATTAAGATAAATATTTGTTAAGTTTCGTATATTTTGAATAAATAATGGTCTTTGATTATTATCATCTAAACGTAATAAAGTATGATTTGACCCTCCAGTGTCTATGATGCTTTGAACTGGTAAAGTGAAAGAAAAGTTTTTATATTGTTCAAATTGATACAAATTATTACTGGAATTATTAAAATTCAAACTAAGTGTGTAAATATTAGTTGATGTAATCTGATTATTTGCGATGGATTCAGATTTAGTTATAAAATTACAATAGACCAAATATTGTTTATCAAATGCTTTTTCATCATTAATTATTGTTTGTAAATTAATGTTATAATTTGCGTTAAATTGTGAACCGGTAAATGAGTTTGTATTGAAAGAATCCAAAACAACTTTAAATGAACGTTTTACATTTTCAGAAGAAATCATATAAAATAACATTAGATTTTTTTATATTATTATTTCAATTTTAAGCGAACATTGAAGAAACTGAGATTGCGTCTTCTTGTGGTTCTGGTTTTGCAGCCATTATTGCGTTTCCAACTTGGTTCATTGGTTTATGAAATGCATTTACAGCAGTTTTCTTTACGTCTTGAATTTTACGAACACCGGCACCAGCTTGACCAGCTAATTTACCAGCGCCAAGAGCCAATGCGCCGAGTTCTGGATTAACAGCCATCAAAGCGGGGGCTAAGTCTCCAGCAATATTTCCAACTTTAGATGCAACATTACCAACAGCTTTTAAACCAGTATCAATGCCAGCTCCAACTTTATTTATGAATTTTTCAGCAGTTCCGCCTTTTTTAAATGTTTGTTCTAAAGTTCCATCTTTACCAAAGAATTTTTTGGCACCGGATGCCATTTTATTGAAGAATTGTTTAACACCTCCCATTATATTATACTAATAAATAAGAAATTAATTTTCTATAATTATTTCATTCCAATTATCAAAAAATCTTTGTGGTAAACTATTTATATAGAGAAAATCATGTGGATTTTTAAAGATTTTATTTAGAATTAATTCAAACTTATCTTTGAACATTTCAATTTGTTCATCAAATATATTTTTAATTTCGTTTTTATTTACTTTAAATACAAATAAGTCGGTTAGTGCTTGTCTTACTTGTAACGGTATTGATTTGTAAGTCTGACAGCATAACCAAATAGATAATTTAGCGTGACGCCGATTGTTAACCATATGTAATAAAAACTTTTCGCAATCTCCTTTTAAAAATTTTTGCATATCATCGATAACAATTAGTGTTTTAAAGTCTTCTTGTGCGTCTTGTTCTGCCATCGAATAAACATCTTGTAAATTTTCAACATTTAATTCATCATAAATATTTTCATCTGGTAAATTAGACCAAAAATCATTTTTAACTGATGCACGAGAGTTTGGCGGACAAAAGAGAAACACATTATGAAATACTTTTTTAAAAGCATCTTTTGAGTTTAAGAAGCTAATACAAAGTGAACTTTTACCACTTCCAGCCTTTCCGAGAAATAATCCGAAGTGTGATTTATTCATCAATTTAAATATCTCAATTTTATCCAATTTTTCGTGTAATTTTTTGTCAATGGAAAATTCCGGCATATTTAGTTTTGGATTTTTGTTATTTTTTATAGTAATCATTAAATAACTATAGAAAATATTAAATTATTTTTTAAACATAAGCTTTAACTTGTTTTCCAATGGTGTCAACTTCGATAATTACATCGGATAGACCCCATGCGGAACATAAAATAGTGGCATTGATAGTGGTACCAATATTAAGATTAAGAAAAGGGGGAGAAGCTCTAGTGTTTACCCCTTGGAATAAGATTCCAGCTGATTTTTCCAAGTCATAGCCATAATAAGCCATAGAAGGAGCTTTTATTACATTTTTAGAACCAGCATCATCACCAGAAGGAGCAGCACGAACTCCGGAAGCTGGCAAAATACAGAAACTGTCAGCACTAAAATTTGAACCAGTAAAAGAAGCAACGCCACCAATTGAATTATAAGTTAAACGGTCAACAACGGTTCCATAAGATTTAGTAATACCGCCTCCTTGTGTAATAGCTTGGATTAAATAAGGATAACCTTCAGAAGGTCTAGAAGTATCGTTGATTGGTTTGTTTGGATAGAAGTTACCACCAACTTGACATTGACGAGAGGTTAACACTGGATTAATAGCATCATAATAACCATTTGCGGAGATTGAATTTTGAGAAGTACCGAATTGATGGAGAATAGATTTTACTGAAGTATTACGAATTTGTAAAAGTAATTGTTGAGTACCAGAAGAACCAGAAGGAATTGAAATATTTGAATTGGTATAAGTTTGAGATTTAATGAACCATTTACCATCTTGTAAAGTTTGTTTCATAAGAGCTCCGGCCATGTCTCCAACATCAATATATTTCATATTTAAAGTGAATTCAGATAAAGTCATACCACCAGCAATAGTACCAGCAGTTGTTGCATTTGCAGAAGTAAAAGCAGCTAAAGGATATAAAGCAGCAGTAGTCATTTGTAATTGCATATTATTACAAGCACCAATGGGGAAGAACTTGTCAGAATTAGCGCCAATAACACTTAAAAGGGGAATGGTAAAATTATATCTATAAGATGCGGCAGCGGTTCCAAGGTCAATACCGTTTTGTGAATTGGTATCAGCTCCCATTGCAACTGAAATACCGCCAAAACGTTCTGATTGATTGACAGTGTTAGCAAGTAAAAAGTTTTGTAGTAAACCATATTGACCAACAGTTTCAATTGGAACGTTATTTGAATATAAAACTAATTGGTCAAACCAAGAAGCACCAGAACCAATCAAATTGAAAAGTGTACCAGTACCAACGGGAGCAGTACCAACAGTATAAGTTAAAGTAAAACTAAGAGTGGTTGACGCGGGGTCTAAAAATACGGAATCAGACATGCCAGAAGGTAAAGTAAAGGAAATCATTTGTTGAGTAAAATTACCAAAAGCGGTGTTTGTTCCATTTGTACCAATATTTGTATTTAAAATTGCATTAATAGCGGGACCATTTACTGATGTGACACCATCGGGGGCAACATTGACACTGTATGCTCTTGCGGAATCTGGAAGGGAAGGGGGTAAATCATATTTCATGGCCATGGGAAGACCAACAGCAGAAGAAGGAAAAGACATTAGATTATATAATAAAACTAAAGATTTTTATTATATGATTTTTCAATAATTTATATCATTTTGTGGAAAATTTTTTATAATTTCCGAGAAATTTGTATTTGTTTTTGAATTGTCTAAATATTCCATTTTTATTTTTAAAGTCATAGTCCAATTTACTCCATTAAAGTTTATATAATTATTGTAATCATCAGTTACGTTTATTTGGAATGCGGTTAAACTTTTATCTTGTAATAAAAACTCATCATTAGACTGGTTAACATAATTTATCATCGATAATTGACCAGCATTATTTTGCAATGGTAAAAATACATCACAAGAACCATCAGAACTATTATAATTATTGAAATTAAAAATATTACTTCTAAAATTTATTCTTTGCATTGGTAAAAAATTAACAACATGTGGCAATATTAATTCATTTTGTAGTCCAGATAGTTCTGATGTTAAATCATTGTTATCTAAACCAATTACACGATTTATTGTTGAATTTGGCGATGAACCATTTATAGTAAAGAAAAAATTATATTTAAAAGTAAATTTATTTGTTATCGAATCATATGTTATTGTAAATCCAGATGGTAAAACAGATTGAGCAACAGTTATAAAAGAATTTACATTGTAATTACCAACTGGAATTGAATATGTTACACCATCTATCACGATTTGATTATTTGCGTAATTAACAATATAAAATGAGTTTGGTACTTCACAATGTGCAACGGATAAATAAACGTTTTGGACTTGGTCATTGTGAAATGTTAAGTCTGGAAGTTGTACGTTTATTTGAGATTTAAAAGAACCATTTACAGCATTGGACGAGCTTATATTAAACAGTCTTGTCTTTGTTTTCAACATTATCTATAGTTAGATTTAAATTATCCACTTTTTCAAATGGTTTAAATTCTTTTAAACAATTTTGTATTTCTACTTGTTGTTCTTTTACATCTTGAATTAAGATATTTACTTCTTCGGTATTTTGTCCGTATTTATGAGATGCTATGAGATAAGCCATATTTTCTGGTATTCCGAGTTTTATGAGTGCTTTGTATTCTTGTTGAACTTTACTTTCCATTAATTTATATTAAGATTTTATTTTAAATTTTTTCAATATTTTAAATTAATTTAATTTATAATCTATTATAATGAATGTTAAAAACTCTAAAGAAACTAATATACAAATGCCAGATACTAATGATACTATTGATGCTGATTCATCTGATGGAACCATACTTGCCGATAAATCAAAAAAAGTAATCGGAAAAGCCAATCGCAATTTACTTGCAGAAGAAGTTAAAGAGAAGAAGCCACGTGGACAAAAAAAGGGACAAGTTGGAGAGAAGACACAAGAAGCACTAAAAGCCGGACGCGAAAAACTAAAGGAAAAATGGGATGAAGACCGTAAGCGACAAGAAGAATTAACACAAAAATATGCAATAAAAAAAGCTAACGCACTTATAAGGGAAAAATTAGAACTTAAAAAGAAACTTGGTTGTGAGCATATGGACTCAGAAGATGAAGAACCATTAGTCGTTGTCCAACCAAAAAAAGCAAAGAAAAAACAAACAATTATACTTCCAGTAGAATCAGATTCAGAAGAAGAAATAGTTGTTAAAAAAGCATCTAAAAAAACTACATCTAAACCAGAACCAGAACCACAACAAAAACCACAACCAGAAAAAATTGTTCAATCATTTGGACCAAGACTGTTTTTTTATTAAAAATTGAAAATAATAATTTTATTTTGTATGATAATTATATAAATAAAATGGTTAAGAAAAATACTGTTAAAAAACAAAGAAAGCGCGACGCTGTGGCTCTTGATAAGTCAAGAGGCGCACCAAGAAAGCCACGTGCTAAAACTTCAGCAAAAACAACTAAAGATAAAAGCGTAAAACAGATTACAAATGTAAATGTTACTTCATCCGGTGGCGGTGGTTCTGGTGGTGCTTCTGTTCCTTCTCCAATTCAATATCAACATCCGCTTATGACAGCTTCAACAATTGGTCAAAAAGTTGGAGAAAATCAACAAATAAAAAATTTAACTGATTTATTGGCAAAAACATTGGCTGAAAAAAAAGTGGAAATAAAACCAGAATCGGCAAAGCCAATTGAAACTAGTTTTCAGATAAAACAAGAATCTCCAAAAGTTGAAGATAATTTTGATTACGAAACAATTAGTTCGAAAAGTTCTATACCATCAGTTTTTACAAGTTATAAAGATACAAATAACCAAACTTTATTACAAAATATTAATACACCAATTAAACAAGATTTAGCAGAAATTGTCAATGAACCAAAACAACAAGAAATCGCACAGCATGTTAATGCCAATGAGTATTTTGTAGCTGATGAAGACAATATGAGCGAAATTAGTTTAGATACTACTATAGATTATCAAATTGGAAAAAGTGGATTTCATATTGACGAAAACAAATTACAAGACTATAAAAATGAATTAAAAGATATTGTCCAAACTTCTATTAATCAATATAAAGAACTCGGAGCGAATGAACCATTATTGTTTGACAATAAAAAAGAAAAATACTTTAAAATTATAAATACAGAAGATGGACCAGAAGTTATTTATTGGAATTCTAAAGATTCGGCTGGACCATTAAAAACTTATGTACAAAATACTATTAAAGAATATTATTCAAAAGGAGATAATTACAAGGAAATTTCTAACGACTATGAAAATAAAGAATTCTTAAATACTAGTTTTAAACCATCAAAAAGAATAATGGATATACAAGATAAATTTTTATCAGATTTAAAAGCTAAAAACGATATAATTGAGTCTTTAAAAATAAATCCATATGGAGACAATACAAAAAAAACCAAGAAAAAAACTGAACCAATAATTTTATCTGAAGAACAAATTAAAGAAGTTCAAACAGCAATGAAAAAACAAAAAAAAAAGTCTAGTGGATTAGATTTATCTAATATTGAAGTTTAAATAACTTGTTTAAATATCTAAATTATTGAAAAATCATTTAAAAAATATCTAAGTTATTAATATAATGGAGTTTGTACAAGAAAATAATTTAGTTAATTTAGTAACTGTGGAAGAAATTATTAAAATTTTAGACGTGGAAGAAAATAATTTAGAATCTAATGTCTCGTTAGAAGATAAATTTACTAATACAGAGAAAATCGATTTTCCTTCTGGTAATTATGACGACACAGTTGGTGTTGATAAACAAGAAGATTTAATTTTTGATTCTGATTCAGACGAAGACTTAGAAGATGTTGAAAAAATAGTCTTAAAAGATGTTATTATTATTTTAAATCCAAATGATGTTGTTATCAAGAAAAAAAGATACTCAGACGCACATAGACGCGCACAAAATAAATATCGCAAAACACATCCAGAAAAAGCAAAAGAACAAAGCCAAAAAACTTATAACACATTAAAACAAAATAAAGAATGGGTTGAAGAACATAACCGCAAAAATAGAGAATATCAAAAGAAAAAATATGATGAAAGAAAAGCTGAGTTGATAGCATCTGGAGTTGAGTTAAAACCAAGAGGCAGACCACGTAAAGTAGTTGAAAATATGATGGAAACTGAAAATAATGAAAATCATATTGATGTTTAATATAATTTGATTAAAAATAAATATTAAGAAATGTTTATTTTTACGCGCTTTAAGTCCAAAAACTAATTGAAAAATATATAAAAAAATATCTAGTTATATATATAATATGTCCGTAAATTTAGAAAAACGAACTAAAAAGTTTAACAAAGAATTTGAGTTAATCAAAACTCATCCATACTATGATACTATTAAAGAACTATATCTTAATGGTACTATTAAAACCATCTCTTCAGCTTCTAAACAATTTAAGAAGCTTAAAATAACTAAAGCTGGCAAACTTTACAAATCAAGTGCTAAAGCTCTTAAAGATTTTAATAAATATAGAAAAGAATTCCATGTAATGGCAATTTTTAAAATTAAAACTACTTATGGTAATAAAAAAAATATTTATATTACTACATTCAAAGAATCAAGATTAATTAAAGCTTTTACATTTAATGAAGCTAAACAGATTATGAAAGAACTATTAAAGGAAAATTACGAATACGAAACATCATCAACTACTGAAATTATAATAAGTTTTAAATTTTCAAATGAACAAATTAATACACCAACTACAAGTAAAATTTCCCTTGGTTCTATCAAAATGAAACAATGTATTATTAATTATAATCATATTATCGAAGACCAAACATATTTAAATATGAATGATACTAAATGTGTTATTAATAATTTTTGCGGATTTTTTAATATTTCCGAAGAAAAACTTATTGGATATTGTGAAAAATTTTATCAAATGGAAAATCCTTTAGATGTGTTTGATATTAAAGAAGGTGTTTGTTCTAAATGTTTAAAATATATTTGTCAACAATTAGATATATCTATGTATGCTTTTGATTTTAACGGTGAATGCATCTTAAAAAATATTAGCACAAATAGAAACAAAAAAGCTTTAATGTTTTATACAATTGATTCCCATATGTATTTAATCACAGATGAAAAAATAAGAAAGAAATTATATGAAAAAGCTAAAAATAATGAAATATCATCATCATTAATTAAAGATAATGAAAAACATCAAAATATTTACGCATTATATAATATTGTTGAAAATGTCGACATCAGCACTATTAAAAATTATGAATCTAGTATTTTTATGTTTTCTAATTCTTCCATTAGTAATTTAAATGATGTATTTATTAAAGTTTATGAACAATATAAAATTATTCCATCTAAAGTAAGAACCATTAAGTCTAATATAACTTATTTTGAATTAAATTTAGAAGGTAAAAATTATTATTTTGTTATTGATGCAAACGACACTAAACGTATTAATTATAAAGATACGATTGAATTATGTAATAAAAATAAAATTGAATTTAAAAACCAATCTTATATATCAGTAATCCGCCAAATTAAAGACAATTTATATAATAAACAAATTATAAATAAAGACGAAGACGATATTGACGAAAAAAATAAATTTATTGAAATTAAAGAAACTGAATCATCATATAATTTTCGCGTTCAAAATATTATGACATCTGATTTAAACCGTCCATTAGCATTCGTAAAAACTGTTGATGAACCAGACCAAGACAAAAAATTATTTTCAATTGATATTAATAAATGCCGTACAGAAATCTTATTAAATAGCGTGTATAATTGGCCAGTATATACAGTTATGGATGATGTCGAAATTTATAATAAATCAATTCATAATAACGCCGGTTTATATTACATCGAACAAGATGAAAATATTTTTCCATTAAGAGGTAATGGTTGGTATTCTTTACCAATGGTTAAATATTGTATTAAAAATAACATTATTACTCATTCTAATATTAAATATACTATCCAAGCTTCAATTAATTTACCAAATAATTATTTTGTTGAATTTGTCAATATGATTAAATCAACTGAACCATCCAATTATAAATTCGCTATCAATTCATTTATCGGAAGTTTAAAACCAAATCAAACAAAAAATAAAAAATGGTCTATCTTATGTATTACACGAAGCAAAGAGGAAGCATCTGAATATTTTTTAAAATACAATGGTAAATTCATTGAATCTTTCCAAATGGATAATCAAACATTTTACAAAGTTTATAAAGAGATTGAAAACACAAAAACAGAAACCGAAGCACCGATTTATAATCAAATTTTAGATTTAGAAGCAATTGAACTACATAAATTATCACAACTTATCGAAAATAACGGAGGTAATATTATTGATTTAAAAACTGATTGTGTCGTTTGTACTTTTTTAAATGATGTTTTCCCTTTTGAATTATCAGAAAATAACTTAACAAATTATTTATATTCACAAACAAAAAATTATAAATATAAAATCGAAAATAAAGAAGACCATAGATTAAAAATTAAAAAAAATTCAAACAAATTATTTAAAACAATTTATGAGCCATTATTTGAAAAATGGAATATTAAAACTGATAATGAAATTATTACATCAACTAATAAAAATGATTTTACTGAATTAGTAAATTATATTTTAAATTGTCAATCTTGCCATATCGACGGACGCGCCGGAACTGGTAAAAGTAAATTATTAAAGGATATTCAAAAAGAATTAACTAATCGTAAATTAAAATTTATGACTTTAACACCAACTAATAAATCTGCTTGTATTGTTAATGGCCAAACATTACATAAATTTTTTAGTGAAACTAACACCAAAAAAGCATTTAATAAATTAAATCTTGATTATATTATTATTGATGAAATTTCTATGATGAGTGAAATTTTTTATAAATATTTAATTACTTTATCCAATGCTAAACCAAACATTAAATTTATTATTAGTGGAGATTTCAAACAATTAGAACCAGTTAATGACCGTGTTATTTGTAATTATAAAGAATCACGCGCACTTTTTGAATTGTGTTCTGGTTTTCGTGTTGAGCTTATGCAATGTAGAAGAGCAGATGATAAACTTTATAATTTATTAAAAAATGTAAACACAATTAATACCAGTATTTTTACTGATAAATTAAATAAAATTAACTTAGCATACACAAACAAAAAATGTCAACAAATTAATAAAATTTTTATGACCAAAAATAAAGAATCTAATTCATTATATTTAAATAAACTTCCAAATAATAAAAAATCACAAGACGTAATTATTTCATCTAATATGCCAATTATCGCCAAAATAAATAAAAAATCATTACATATTGTTAATAATGATAATTATATTATTAAATCATACGACCAAGAAAATATTATTGTAAGAAAACAAACACCATCAATACAAGCCGAAGACAAAACCAAATTATTAAACGAAAAATTAGAAAAAGCAAAGAAACAAAAAAAATCTATTACCGAAATTAAACAACAAATCGAAGATAATAATAAATTAATTTATAATGAAATCAAAATCCCAGTCAATGAATTCCAATCTTTATTTATGCCGGCTTATTGTATCACAATCCATAAATCACAAGGAATAACAATAAATGAAGATTACACAGTTCACGAATGGGAGAAATTAGACGAAAGATTAAAATATGTGGCATTAAGTAGAGCCACTAACGAAAAATTAATTAATATTATTTAAAACTTGAATATAGATAAATTATTTATTTATATTATTGTTTATTTTCGATGTGTTAGATGGTGACAACGTAATTATAAAATTAAATTATATATATTGACGGTGTGCATCTATAGAAGTAAAATGAAGGTTCCGACGTTTGCCGACATTACCCGTGGTTGGTCCATAAGATGGAAACCATCGAATTTTTCGAGTTTATTACTCCAATTACGCGCGGTCCATTCCATCCA